TCCTCCGTAATCTAATCTATAAACTAAATTTTCATTAGGAGAATTAAAAGGGTCTTTTATAATTGAATTATATCTATCATAAGTTATAGGTTTAACACCTATCTTATTAATAGTTTCATTTTTAAAAAGAATAGTACATTCTTCTGATATAGCATGTCTATAATCTTTAGGTAACTTTACCATTACACCGTTATCTTTGTTTGGTGAGTTTTCTGGAGTAGCTCCTTGAGGTACAGTATACTGATAATTAGCAATTAAATTTCTTAAATCGTCTCTACGTTTTTGATCTTCTTCAAAACCTGTACGTCTAGCGTTATTACCAAATGCACGTTTAGTTACAAATCTTTCGATTGCAGCGTTTAAAAATATGTCTATTTCAGAAACAAGGAAAGATGGAGCGCCTGCTCCACCTGCCTTATCCATTAATAGATTAAATTCTGTATGCATTTCTTGTATAGTCATACTATTTTGCTATAGACAATTTACCTTTTAAATCTAAATACACTTCCTGATTGTCAGGATTTTGTAAGTATTCAATCGTTTGCTCAAGCGTATATCCTACAGTGTCTCCACCAGGAAGTTGGTATTTAGTACCGCTTTTAATAAGAACTCTTGAAGATATACAATCATCAATAAATGCTCTCATCTTAAACGTTGGGTCTTCTACAGTATTAATAAATGCTTGCGGATCATCTGTTACGATTTTATCCAGTTGTGACTCAACAAAGTCTACAGACGAATCGTCTCCAGCTCGTTTACCCATAACTTTAAGAACATCTTTCATTTCTGTAGTACTCATTGCACTAAACACTTTGTAAGCTTTACGCTTAAGTTTAGATTTCCTATTTACAACTTTAGCTTCTTGCTCTTCTGAAGTCATTATATACTCTGCAAATGGAGAATCAAATCTTTCCATTTCTGAGTTAGCAACTCTTTGATGAGCTTTTAAAACTAAAAATTTTAATTCATCTTCTGGGAGTGCGAGATCAAGTGTAAGACCTTCTTTAGGCACATCTACTCTAAACATAGTCCAATAATCTTTATTGTACTTAGACAATGTTCCAGGGGACATGTGCATTATCTTTTCAAGTCTCTTCTCGTCTTCCTCAGTTAAGCCAGTTTTAAGTACCCCTGAACCTCTTGTAGCTTGAACAGTTAAACGTTCAAAGCATTTAGAATAACGGATGCTCCCGTCGTGATCGTCGGGAAGCCATCCATTTTTCTTAATAGGTTTTAAAGTAACCTTATCTGGTGTAGTATTTATAATAACACTTTCTTTCTTCACTTCAGCTTTCTGTTTTGCAACTTTTGCCATCTTCTTCTTCTTTCGTGTTTATATTAATTTACTTGTTATCTATCAGACAGTTGATGAGTAGATCAACTCAGCACAAGACATTGGGTTTGCAATAAGCACACCTTGTTGAGCTTGAGCGAATAATTGGTATCCATCTACTGCTGATGCAGAGCCTTTACTAAAGTTAGTGTTTGGACCTAGTGGAGAAGTAGAACCAGCTACGTGCCACATTAATTCCTTACGTCCTTTAGGATATACTCTACGGATATTCTTTTCTCCGCCTGAAGTACCCATGTTAAGGATAGTGTAACGGTAAGACTCAGTGTATCCACCTTTTGGATGCGGCACACGGTTACGTACTTCGTCATCATACATTGGTAAGTGAACTAGAGTGAACTTGATACCTTGTGGTCCCATGTACTCTCTGTACTGTCCTCTGAATCCTAGGTTTTGTCCTTCACCAGAAATTCTTTTAGAATCTAATGGTTGGAAACGAGCAGCGTGGTTTTCAAGAGCTCTATGGAATTGTACCATACCTCTTTCACCTGTAAACGCTACAAAGTTACGTTGGTCTTCTGGAAGAATGTTAATTGATAAGTTCAATAATACATCTTCTAAATAGTCAATTGTAAAGTCAGTATAGTGGAATTTGTACGACGGTGCAATTTGCTCACGTAAACCAGCTCCTTCAATAATTGGAGAACCATTTGCTCCAAACATATTGTAAGTACCGTTAGCTTGCTTGTTAGATTTAGAGAAGAATAACATTCTTTCTTTTTCTTTCATCCACTGACACATAAACTCCCATTCAGCATATTGAGTCCAAATCTTAGAAGTCTTGTTAGATTTAGGATCTAGCATTTCAATTACTAACGGACGTTGGTGCATGTTTCCAGGAATAGTGTAAGTCTTAGATAAGAAAGACATTGCATTACGCATTTTGAACGGAGAGCTGTAGCTTGTTTCACCATAAGTCTTGTTCAATGTTCTTTCTTGCGGAGAGTATTCTTTACTCGCCTTAGCTCCACCAGCTAATAAGGAAGGTGCTACAAAAGAGTCAGCATCTGCTGCCATAAGCACACAAGGATAAATAAATGATCCACCACTCATGTAAGGCTCACGCATAACACGTACAGCAGTTTCACCATCATCTAAAATTAACTTATCTGTTACTGCAAAGTATTTTTCTGCAAAAGGAATAAGAATTTCAGCTCCGTATTGACCTGGAGTTCCTGATAAAGAATTTGCTGAAATAGTAACAGCTTTCTCGTCGTCACCTTTTAGGTACCACTCGTAATCATTGTCATCTGGAAGCTCTTGCTCGCCACCGCCAATTGATAAAAAATAATCTAAACCAGCATATTGGTTTAGGCCAAAAACTCTACTAATGATATTTGATACCAAAGTTGGTTCTTGTGCAAATACGCTTCCTAAGTGGTTCTCTGTTGTTAAGCCAGACCAACTTTTAGGAGCATACATCTGTAATGAACTAATGTTGTTTGCCATTGTTAATTTAATTTAATTATTACTTGTTGTTTATAAATAAATAGCTCCTATTGCAGAGATTTTCTCATAGTGTTGAAATCAACATTATTTGAAGTACCTCTACTTGGTCTGGAACCAGTTTTTTTCGTACTCTTTATAGCGGCTGCCAACTTCCTAGTTGATTTAGTTGTTGACTGACGCTCAAACGCTGAAAAATCCCACTTTAGGACTGTCGCTAAATATGCTATTTTTAAATCAAACTCAGGATCTTTTTTACGTAATCTCATGATTTCGTTTTCTCCATTTTTGTCTAACTTAGTTATACCTTTATATAAGTTATCTTTATCTTTTACAGATAATGTAAACCCAGGTAAAATTTCTTCTTTCTTGGCTATGTGATCTTTAAGATCCCCTAACCATTGTTCATGAGCTTGTATTCTTTGTTTCTGCTCTTCTTTTTGTTTAACAACATAATCTTCTTTTTGTTGTTTCTGAACATCCACTAAAGAAGATAGAGCTTCCTCTGCTTCTTCATACAAAACTCCAGCATCTTCGTAACGCTGTATTTTTTTATTAGCTCTTTCTTCTGACCATCCAGATTTCATTAAAAGATCTTTTACAAGATTTTTTTGTAGAGCTTCACTTTTTTCTACACTTTCAAGAGTAATAGATTCGTAAACCTGTTCTTGACTTTGCATATTTAAAAGATTGTTTAGAGGAACTCCGTCTTCATAATTGTCTAATAAATATTTAATTTCAGAAGGCATAGAATCTTTATAGTCTTGTACCTTACTGTTTACTGTATCTTCAACTTTAGCTAAAAGCCACTCTTCGTTGCCTTCAAACTCATCGTCGTTATAATCAATTAATCCTTTTTCTCTTTGAAGTTCTGCAAAGACTCTGAGGGCATCTCCTTCGTCTTCCTCATCAGAGCTTTCTTCTTCTTTTTCAGAAACAGGCTCCTCTGAATCTTTTTCTTCAGCAGTAGGAGCTTCGTCTTCGACAGCTTTATCATCCTCCTCGGATTTTTCTACTTTTACTTCTTCTTTCTTTTCTTCAGGAAGATCATCAACTTCTTGAATTTTTAATTGAGGTTGGAATATAGAATTTTCTTCTTCTCCTTTGTCCTCAGCTTTGGCATCACTCTCCTCTGGTTTAACCGTGATGTTACTCAACACGCTTAAATCCAATCCTTCTAATGCATCATCACCTAGTGCCATACTTGAATTTTAATTAATAGTCAACAAAAATAAAAACTTAATTTAGATCTGCAAACTTAAAGTATACTTGAAACCAATTAAAGTTTACCTTCTATAGCTAAAATATAATTTTGTAAATTATATGTTTATTTAGAAGTTGGCTTTTTTCTCAATTGAGCTCGTTTTATCTCTTCGTCTGCTTTATTTTTACGTTTAGTTTCATCTAG